CACACACTGCGACAGACATAAGTGGTGAAGATGCAGATGTAAAAGCAATTGCAACAGCAGCGTGGACTGATGATGTAAAGACTGCGTTTAAAACATTTATGGAAAATCAGACAAAACCATAGGATAAACTATGTCTTTTGCCGTTAACGCTTTTTCTCAAACACCTTTTTCTGCATTAGGTGATGTATCTACCCTTGCAACAGGTGTAGCAGGAACAACGGCAATAGGCACAGTTACAGCAGTAGCATCATCAGCTGCTCAAAACCTAACAGGTGTAGGTGCAACCTTTTCTATTGGCACACTAACAACTGCTGTTACTGTAGTACCTACAGGTGTAGTAACTACAGGTTCTATAGGTACAACGACAGTAACAGCAAATGCTGATATTACACTAGCTAGTGCTGTTGGTACATTTACAGTAGGAACAATCAATGCTACAGGTGTTCAGTTTGATTTTGAAGCTGTTAAAGATCAGTTTGATATATCAAGAGTTGTATACGTTAAAGCAAAAAGCACATCAGACGAAAGAACAGTAAACGTAAAAGAAGAAATAAGATTAACATTTGTAGCAAGACAATCATCATCAGATGATAGAACAATAAGAATAGCAGCGTAAAGGAGTTATATTAAATGTCATTCAGATGGCCCATTAAAGACCCTGATGAACAGTTAGATTATAGTGTAGATTGGTCTAGGTTTTTAGGAACAGCAACTATAAGTAGTGTTGCATGGTCTGTAAAATCAACTGAATACTCAACTGAGACTACTCTTGGTAGTGGACAAACTTTGGCTACTGCATCTAGTAGTGCAACTTCTGATACCATACAAAACATATCCCAAACTAATACAACAACTGTTGCAACAATAAATATTGCAGGTGGTACTGCAAATAGAGAGTACACATTCTTTTGCTCTATGACTGATAGTACAGGCAGTACAGCAAAGAGAAGTGTAAAGATAGCTGTGAGAGATAAATAATGGCATACAATTTTTTAAGTATAGTAAATGATGTAAATAGAAGATTAAACGAAGTAGAGTTATCATCTACTAACTTTGCTACTGCATCAGGTTTTTATAACCTAGCTAAAGATGCAGTCAATGCTTCTATAAGATATGTTAATCAATCAGAATATGAATGGCCCTATAACCACGTACTTCAAGAAGATACACTAACAGCTAGTACAGGTAGATACCCATTTCCTGATGATTCAAAAACAATTAACTTTAGAAGTTTTAGAATAAAAGAAAACAGTACACTAGGTAATCAGACTATGAAGTTAAAAGAACTTGCATATAATGAATACTTAGAAAAGTACGTAGATCAAGAGTATAAAGCAGAGCCTACAAAAGGTGTACCTAGGTTTATTATATGTGCTCCATCATTAGAATATATAGTACAACCTTTACCTGACAAGGCATATGAATTAGTTTATGAATACTACAGAATAGCTGTAGAATTAGAGAACCATAATGATGTACCAAACGTACCTGAAAGATTTAAACATATCATAGTTGATGGTGCAATGCACTATGCCTATTTGTTTAGAGGTAATACACAGGATGCTGTGGTAGCAAAAGAAAAGTTTGACGAAGGTATTAAACACATGCGTTCTCTATTAATTAATAATAACTACATATATGTTAGATCATATATGACACCTAGTTCTAGTGGTAGAGGTAGGGTTGGAACATCACTAACAACATCAGGTTCATCATTGGATTCTTTATAAATGCCGACTACATGGAAAACATATCCCTTAGAGTTTAAAGGTGGGTTAGTATCTAACCTGTCTCCACTACAGCATGGTATGCAACTTCCTAACTCAGCAAGAGTATTAAGTAACTTTGAACCATCTGTTCAAGGTGGGTTTAGAAGAATAGAAGGTTTTCAAAAGTTTGATGATAATCAAGTACCACCATATGGTGAACCTAAAGTATCAACAACAGTATCGTCAGGTGGTAGTAGTATAGTTTTAGGTAATATGTTTTCATCTCCAAGTGTAGATGATACATTTACAGTAGCAGGTAATGCACAAGTGTATACAGTATCCTCTGTAAATACAACAGACTTAACAGCAAACAAAAGAGTTACAGTAGGTTTTACACCTAACCTTGTAGCAGATGCAACAGATCAAGTAGCCGTTACTTTTGTAACAGGGTCAGGAGATATAGAAGGTGTAGCATCTTTTGAAGATACAGTTATTGTAGCAAGAGGTGGTAACTTATTTAGATCAGCAGGTTCTGCATCTAATTGGACTAGAATAAATATACCTGTATATGGAACAGTATTAGTTAATGGTGGGTCACAGTCAGGTACTACATTAGCTATAGATGCACTAACTGCTGCACCTCAAGCAGGTGATACATTTACTATAGCTAACGTAGCTAAAGTGTATACAGTAACAGCAGATGCAACTGTATCGTCAGGTGGGTCAACTATAAATATTAATCCTGCTCTTGCAAGTGCTCCTGCTGATAATGCTGTTGTAACATTTTTATCTTCTGATAGATCATTAATGTCAAAGCATAGGTTTAGTACATTTAACTTTAATGGAACAGAAACTTTAGTAGGTGTAGATGAAATTAATAAACCCTTTACATTTGATGGTTCTGTGTTTAATTCAATGGATAATGCACCTTCAGATGTAATTGGAGCAACCCATGTAGCAAACTTTAAAAATCATATAATGTTTGCAAAAGGTTCTAATATAGTGTATACTGCATTATTTAGTTCAGATGACTTTACTGCTGCGTCAGGTGCAGGATCAATTAATGTAGGCGATATAATTACAGGTATCGTTGTATTTAGAGAACAACTAATTATATTTAGTGAAAGAAGAATACAAAGACTTGTAGGTTCATCAGAAGCAGACTTTCAATTACAACCTATTACAATGGACATTGGGTGTGTTGCACCTGATACAATACAGGAAATAGGTGGTGACATTTTATTCTTAGGACCTGATGGTATAAGATCACTAAGTGCTACGGATAAGATTGGTGACTTTGGTTTAGCTGTTACGTCTAAACAAATACAGGATGAAGTAACAAACTTTGTAAATAGAAACACATCGTTTTCAAGTTTAGTTATTAGAGAAAAAAGTCAGTATAGAATATTTGGTTTTAATCGTAGTATTACTGCAACATCTGCACAAGGTTTACTCGCTACACAACTACAAGAAAGTTTAGCATGGGGTGAGCTTAGAGGTATAAGAGCATTTGTAGCAGACAGTAATTACAACGGCACATCTGAATTAATTGTGTTTGCACATACAGATGGTTATGTATATAAGATGGAAGATGGTAATAGTTTTGATGGAAGTAATATAATATCTACATTTGCTACACCATTCTTTCCAATTAGTGATCCAAGAATACGTAAATCTTTTTATAAAATGTTTTTGTTTACAGACCCACAGGGTAGTTTTAATTCAAACTTTTCATTAAAGTATGACTTTGCTGATCCATCTGTAATACAACCTGCAACTAAAACATTATCTAATACATCAGTTGCAAGTGAACAAGCTATCTATGGTAATGTACAGTTTGCACATGGTGGTTTAGTAAACAACGGAAGCGACTACAGTTCAGGTGTTACTACTATTGCAGTAGATAATTTATCTACATCTAATTTAATTGCAGGTGATACATTTATAATTGCAGGTCAAGGAACAGGATCAGGTGCTAGTTTTGTACATACAGTATTTACACTATCCTCTACACCATCTATAACAAGCAGTGCAGGTAACTTTACTTTTAGTCCTGCAACACCTTCTAGTTTAAATGACAATACAAAGCTATCATTTAAAACAGTAAACTCTGTAGGTTCTTCAACGTATGGTGGTGAAAGTTTAAAAAGTATATTTGAAGAACAAACTACAGGATCAGGATTTACAGCATCATTACAGTTTGAGTCAGAGTCTACAGATGCTCCATACTCATTAGATGCTGTAACATTAGAATACGCAGAACATACACATTCATAGGATTTATTATGGCAGGTTACTCAAGAACAGATACAACAAATAATATTGCAGATGGTAATATTATTAATGCTTCAGACTTTGATGGAGAGTTTGATGCAATAGCTACAGCATTTGGAACATCAGGACATACTCACGATGGCACATCAGAAAATGGTGGTGCTGTAACTAAGATAGGTCCTGCTCAAGACCTCGTAGTTTCAGCTACTCTTGTTACACCAAAAACAACCGACACATTAAGTATAGGTACAGATTCTCTAGAGTTTAAAGATATTTATATAGATGGTACAGCCTATATTGATGGGCTAGGTAGAGACATACTTGTAGCTACTGATAAGAAGATACAATTTCACGACACTGCTATATTTATACACGCATCAACAAATGGTCAATTAGACATTGATGCTGATACAACAGTACAAATAAATACAGCAACGCTTGATATTGATGCAAG